GCTAGATGCGTGGGTAGATGATGCTATAGAGTCAGCTGCCGACGGCTACAACGAAGGGTCAATGAAACTGTTCAGGAGATTGAGAGAAGGCCATTCCTCTTATCTCACAGAAGTGCGAGGGTATTTCGATGAAGCTGTGCGTATGGGGGCAGATGATATAACTATTTCGCGTCTTCGTGAAGAAGTTAAGAAGACTACGAAAAGTGTCACTCAGCTCGATGAGATATTGGAGCAAGGTTCTGGGACATTCTATATGCAGCATATGGGTGGTGAAGTTTTTACTGATGCTACTGGCAAGATAGCAGATGCAGTGCGAAAGGTTAATGCCCAAGGGATATATGCAGAAGGGCTTGATAATGTGCCTGAGGGGATATATCTTAAGGGTGGGCTTTGGTTAAATCCAAATCTTGATGACTCGGTTGATATTGCTACTTTTGCTTTTGTTGATACAAGCGGTGGGGTTCGGCATGGTTTTAAGTCTGAATATACGATGACGCATAATTTAGCAGATCCAGAGTATCTGCGTCAGTTGGGTGTAGATAAGGTTTACGGGATCACATCAGCAACCCCGAAGGAAGCAATGGATGCATATCTCGATGTGCAGCACGCTTCCTCATATCCTGAGTTCATATCTAGAAATTTGATTGAAGAAGGGGTTGCGGAACGCTCTGATTACATTACAGCTGCTGTAAAGTCTATGTCCGAATCAGATCCATCTAAACGAATGATACCTACAGAGTTCCGCCAGATAATTGAATCGCAGCTTGACAGCGATAACCTACTAACAAGGCAGACTGCTCAAAATATTCTTGATTTTGTTGAAAAGCATCCACTATCAGATTCTCCTCATCTTATGAGGCGGGCTATAGGTACATTATTAGATTCATCGCTTAAGGATCAAGCTTTCCCGAAGATAAAGCTTCCCGATACTAAACGGGCAGAGATAGTTTCAGACTGGGCTAGAGCTCGAATTGATCCGAATGCTCCTGGAGTGTCACCAGGGTATATGCGATTCCATAGAAGCTCTGGAAACTGGATAGTTCACGAGGCAGACTTTCATTCTTTCGGTCCTGGATGGGGCGGTCCAGATTTTGACGATACAGTTCTGGGTACTTTACGTTATGATAAGAAAAGTGGGGAAAGTGGGGAAGTCGTCGCTCCTATGATCCGTCAACCACAAGCTCGTGGTGAATGGGTTTATACTCGCATCCATCAAGATGATGACTTCTTGGGTGAAGTTGTACAGAAAGCTCTTGATGCTTCTGGAACAGAAGCTGAAATAGGTGGTAGAAGACGTAATCCTATTAATTTCAGAGCGCTCCAGACTAGGCAGAGTCGTGTTGCGGGTGATGTAGCTCAATTACAATCTGAGTATGATTACGCAGTTGGGGCAGGGAAGACTAGAGACGCCTTACGCTTGAAGCTAAGGCTGGATAGTGCAGTAAAAGGAAAACAGAAAATAGACACCCAGATTCGATCTGTTCTGGAAGGTAATCTGCGTTCTATTGATGATATGAAGCATCCAGTTACGGGGCAGCTGCCAGGTCGTCGTGGGTTTGAAGCGGATGCTTTTGTTGGACAATGGCAAGTACCAGCACAGTTTACCCAAATAGATGGGGTAAATGTAGTTCGCTACCAAGGTGAGTCACCGCTTTTAGCCTACGAAATAAAAAAGGCAACCACAGAAAAAGGAGCTCGCCGTGCAGCTCGTCGTGTTTTGTCTGGTCTTACTCCAGAAGAGCAAGCACAAGCTTTCAAGGGTGTGTTGACACGTTTTAGCGCAAATGCGGAAGATAGTCATATTCTTGGTCAATGGGGTAACGCTCGTATGTTTTACGACCATTGGCTGACATGGAATGAAGATGCAGCTATCAAACATGGTTTAAGTGAGTTTCTTCCAAAAACACTCTTCGAAATGGAGACCGTGGTTGACGTTGCTGTGCAGGGTGTTCGTAACAGTGCTGTCACTCCAGAAGCTGTTAGCAAAAAAGCAGAAGAAATCGTTAAGGGTGTCATAAAAGCATCTGCGAGGGGTGTATCTGAAGGGTTAAATACAAGGATTGATCCGGCGCTCTTCAAGTACAAAGCGACTAAGGGAGCTGCACAGGAAGCGTTAGCTGAGGTAAATGATGAACTGATAGCAGAGGGCAAGAAGTTAGTTAGTTTTGAATCGCCTGTAGAATTTTCAGATACTCTACTAGACAGAACATCTTTATTCATGCACCCCAGTGATACGCGTGCCACGTGGAGTGCGATGACACAGGGGGCCGAACAGTTGCAAAAACAAGCGGAAGACCTGATCGCTGATCAGGGTTTTTCTCGTACAATACTTGATCTAAATAAGGTGCGCGAATCCAGAGATGCTACTCGTGATGCGAAGAATCTTATCAGATCTTACAAGAATTCGGAAGCTCGGTTGTCGGTGCGCGCTTTAGTGTCCGATATGGATGCAGTTGTGGATCAGGAAAAATGGGCTGATTACATTGAAGGCGCAACCGAAATGAAAAAGGCTCAATATAATAGAAAGTTACAAGATGAGTTTTTGGGTGCACTTGTTGAGACATTTGATGTGACAGATCATGGCGAACGTATGGCTGGGGAGAGAACTTATGCGGCCTTAGCTCGTACCATGCAAATGATAGAAGATTCTCCGTATCAGTCAAGCAGTGTACTTGGTGAGTCAATGGTTAGGATAGGCATAGAATCAGATGTATTAAGATGGGCAAAAGGTGCGGCAGATACTAGTATCAACCATAAAGTTGCAGATGATATCTACGAAACTATTGGCAAGATAACAGGGGGCCCCGATCTCAATCTAGTTATTGACGACATGTTGCGCGGTACCGATGTTACATCAGAAACCCTGGAGTGGATGACCAAAGGTATAAACACAACTGGTCGTAGCGGAGTTGAGTTACCGGAATCTATAATACGTCAACTATCCGATGCTGAAGGCTCATCTGTCGTGGCTCGTGGTGGCAGAGTAACCGGGCCAACAGATCCAAGGACGCTGATTAGAGGGGCAGGACAAAAACCGGGTGAAGCAACGGAACTGGGACAATTGGCTTTGCTTTATCGGAGACAGGGTTTAGATCCCGAGAAGCGTGGAGAAATCGCCAGGACTGTTAGGCAGGCATTGACTGGGTTCCAAGGGGCTATGGAAGACTGGGCTGGAGATGCAGAAATGCCAGACAGGCTGCGCGACTATGTAGTTCGTTCTATGGAAAGAGGTAGTGTTCCTGGTAGCGGAAAAGCTGCAAAAGCTAAAGCTGCCGTACAACAGGCTGCTGATGTTGCAGAAGTATCCCCGATGAAGCGTGGGTTCCAAATGTTTGCAGAGCTTGGGAGTACACGCGGTGGTAGAGGTATTATGGCGGGTGCAGCTGGACTTGCAGCGATAGGCGCAATACATGCAATTCGTGGTCGTGATAGAACTATAAATGATATGCAAGGTCCGGCCTTCATGCCTGGTGGTAATCCATATGTAGATGATCCTCAAGCTCATGGCTCTGTAGACTCAAGCGGGTATGGTTTGATACCTCCAGGGTTCGAGGGTGGTTCAAGTCAAGGCACCACTTACAATGTGCGTACTCGTGGTGGTAATTATGATAGTGACTTTATCAATGAGATTTCTAACATTACTGGAGGCAACGTCACTGGTACTACATATGATGCAGGCAATCCATTTCAGTCGAGAGATATTAAGCAACGCATATTGGAGTCATACGGATGATGGGAAGACTTAGCGCAGCCGCAAAAGGAGCCAAAAATGTAGCCTCCAAAGGAGGAGCAGAAGAAGCTCTAGCGAGAATGCCACGTTCCAACAATAAAGGATTTGGAAGAAAATCACAAGGTAGTCCAGCAGGCTACAATGCAAGTAAGAGCACATATATTCAAGGAAATAAGGGTGGCTATCAGTCTAGAAGACGAGCAAAACTAGCGCCACCAGCTGGTGCCAACACCTTTGCAGCAAGAGATGGTAGTATTAAGATACGGATGAGCGATTACAGAAAACCAGATCACAGTAGGGTACAGCCCGATTTAAGTCAGTTCAGCTAAACTATGTTACTATAGTTAGCATGTTGATGTGTTAAGTTATGGAGTGTAAATGAGTGATCATGTTACAAGTGCGGACAACGATACTAGTACCTTAGACGAGGAAGAAGTAACTCGGAGGATACAAGCAGAAACCTTTGCTGCTTTCGGTGAAGGTTTTGAATCGGCGTTCGATTTCAATACTACTCATGATCGTATATATCAAGCTCTGGGGGAAGAGCGCAAGGATATCCCACCGGAAGCTATTGAGCCATGGGAGTGTAGAATTGGTGGAAGCAAATTCTATATTCCACCAATCAATATAAGTGTTTCTTCGGTATTTAAGAGTGGCAATATAACTGGCGCTGCTATTCGGCAGCAAAGTGCCCCTAAGTTTAATACGGGTCATACAGAAACAGTTATCTCGATGACGCTTTATTTTGCGTCATATGAAGAGATTTTTGGTTTTGAAGATGAGATATTTCGCATCAATTTCGATGGCCCCAGAGACGGGGGAATGCGTTCTCCAGGTGAGGTGCCAAATCAGTCCCAAACTCCGGCACCCGAAAGTGATGATCAGGCAATTGATAAGTTCCTCTCCTCGTTGCGGGGGCTTATCGCTCAATTCAAGTATGCACCCTTTTTGCCAGTACGAAATGATTATTTAAATAGAGCTTTCGGTATCACCGGTGTGGTTCTTAAGGATATGTCAATATCAACTATTCCTGAATATCCATTCTCTATGGCAGTTACATTAACTATGTACAAGTTCAATCATAAGGTTTATTTGCCAATGATTGAGCACTTTGATCAGGCTATTCACTGGGGCAGATTTCGTTGCTATTCTGATGACACTGAAGTTTTAACTCGTGATGGATGGAAGCTTTTTAAAGAAGTAACATTAGAAGATGAGTTTGCCACTAGGAATTCAGAGACCAAACAATTTCAATGGCAGCAAGCAACCCATAAAACAGAAGATGCATATGATGGGCCCATGTATCATTTTAGAGGGCGTTCTGTAGATGCTCTTGTTACCCCCAATCACAGAATGGTGGTGCTTAAAGAGGGTAGGCGTGATGAGGAGGTTTTTGTAACAGCTGAAGAGCTTGGAACCTGGAACCTGGGGCATAAAAAACTTCCCATGACCTCGACATGGGATGGAGTAAGGATTGGCGCACAATGGTTTGCTGGTGCCACTTTGTGGAGTAAAGGTGTAAGTTTTAGTGGTGACGATTATGTTGCCTTTATGGGCATGTATCTTTCGGAAGGGTGCGTAAAGGGTAATAAGATATTAATTTCACAGCGCAAGCACACGAAGGGATATGTTCCTTTCCGTGACCTTCTTGTGCGTATATTTGGGAAAGAGCCATATTATGACGGGGAGAAGTGGGAAATCTCTCGTGACTCATTTGCTGGGTACTTGAGCCAGTTTGGTAAAAGCTACGAGAAGTATGTTCCAGAGAATATTAAATCATCATCTAATACTCAACTGGAGATATTCTGGAGGTATTACCACCTTGGAGATGAAAGTTCTGATAAAGGTGTGGAATCTGTTTCCACATCCAGTCGACATATGGCCGATGATCTTCAAGAAATAGTTCAGAAGCTAGGTTTTTCATCTTCGATATCGGAATATAGTGTTGTCACCATTCATGGTCAACGTCGAATGTTTAAGGTCTGCATAAGAAAGACCGAGAATGTCGCAGTTCCCATTCCGGATACTATTGATTATAGTGGTATTGTATATTGCGTCTCAGTACCCAATGGTACATTGTATGTCAGGCGTAATGGGAAACCTATGTGGTGCGGTAACTCTTACATGGGTAGAGCGGCGGGTAGATTAGCTCAGTCATCCAGACCCATTAAAGAGTTTAATATGGCGATGAATTCTATGAGTGATTCTCCTGTAGATGTTGGCGAGATAAGACCAACTATACGTAGTGCAGAAGAAATATTGAATGATATTACTGTGGAAGATATTCCATCTACACAGACATATCGCAGGCATGGAGCATTTGCGGCAAATAGGTTTGATTTCTATTATCCATTATCTACTCCTGCCCGTGTGGACCTTCCGGATCTTTCCGATATGCGTTATGACGATATCATTTGGAACCAGCAGAAGAAGAATTGGTGGGAGCGTCTTCTCGGTGTTATGGGTTTTGATATTAACACAAATGAGCAAGAATATGTTGCTGCTCGAAACATGGCAGAAGAAACAGGTATGGGATTTATCGCCAATCAGAATGAGTTTAAGACATTACGAGATTATCTCCGCACAATAAAACTCGCTTTTGAAATGATGAACCGTGCTGAATTAAATAGATATTTCGACATACGACTTGAAGAAGAGGGTATAGAGAGGGGAACAGCCGCTGCTTCGGAATTGCGAAGGCAGGTCGATGCTGTCTGGTTCTATGCGATGTATCAACTCTTCATGTTAGACCCATCTTTGTCTAGAGCGCTTGCAAACCAGGATAGGTACAAGAAACAACTAACCATCAATGAGTGGGAAGTACCGATGGTTAAGCGTAATCTTGATCCTAGCACCGTTAAGGTGGAGGGAGTTACAGTTACATTAGGAAATGTGATTGCTCGACTACAATTGCAGATGCAGGATGAACCAACTCACCAACATATTGGTGGGGCAGATTCTCAGATAGATATATTTATGACCATCTCAGGAGAGCATGCCGAAACGGAGCTCGTAAAGCTACGGACAATGTTTGATCACATAAGTGGATTAGCTCGTCTTGAACATGGTCATGGGGTACTTGGATTCCTTGGTGTACAAAACATCATGACAGAGCTGGTGGGCATACGTTATGTTGTGCCATTATCATTTCAGGTGGATACTGTTCCTAATAATCCTCATGTCTACAAGGTGCAGATATCTCTGACCGATTTTGATATCTTCCAGCAGAAGAGAGAAACCCTCGGAGCTGAACAACAAGCTGAATTAGTGGATGCTTTCAGCAAGAGAAACCCATTCTTTAGGATCAAGCAACTGTGGGGCAGCTTTAGTGCATATCCAGACTTCCCGCTTTCTGTGCGGGATGATGAAGGCAAGATTGTTGGTCATCTGGATCCTGATTTCTACTTTCGATCATTCAAAACACTTGATGACGATATCTTCTTATCGGAAGAAAGTCAGAAACTTGCAAATATCGAAGAGGGTAGCAGCAGCGATCTGATACGTAGTGCTGTAGAGGACATGAATCAAGAACAGGTTGCTGATGCGCAGCGAAAGACAGATCCTTCATACGACTTCTTAGAAGGTCCTGGTATTCATTATTGCATGGGTATGGGGGAAAACGGCACACCTGAATATTGCAGTATTGATGATAACGGTTTCAGTTTGTTCTCTGGGCAACAAGCTGCTGTGGTCAACGCGCGCATTAATGAGCCGCATGCAGGCAATATGTTGACTGAGCCAGCTAATAGTGAATCTGAGGGAGATTTCTCTGACTTCACCCCGCCCTCGGGATACATGCAGCCTTATTTAGACAATAGTGGAGATCCTTGGTTTCAATTTGATGCCATGTCACAAGACATGCTTTATAGGGATAATAGCGGTCGAATGATACGTGCGTATCCAACTTATATGTTGTGGCTTATTGATGAGAGCACAGTCGCTGGTATGAAGATGTTCGACAATTTCTATGGTTTGCAGTCTGTGGTAGATATGTCGCTGGTCCAATCGCAGGAGATAGTAGGTGACACTCTTGTACTGAGGGTATCTAATCTCTACTCTAAATTGTCAACAAAGATGTTTGACTACCTCGATGAGGATAATCCTGGTGCACGTATCATCAACCAATTCACGAAGGGTCTACATAGAAATCTTAGTAACGCTGGATGGATGGTTGATCTAGATACCATTCAGTTGCAACCGGGAGTTCGGTTGCATTTGAGGATGGGTTATGGTTGCGCAGATGACCAGACTCAGATCTTGACCAAAAATGGATGGGTTTCATATGACGAATTGAAGGTTGGAGACCCTGTTTTGACACTTAACCATAAAACAGGTCTGTCTGAGTGGCAGTCGGTGTCGAATGTTAATATTTATCCAGTAGAGAATGATAATCTTATTCGAATTGAAGGCAGGTTTCATTCGTCTCTTACTACCAAGAATCACAGATGGCCAGTACTTCATGGTTCTATGAGTAAAGGTTGGAAGCGTAACTGGACCGATTCTGAGCATCTCCAAACCAATCATAAAGTTTTGCTTGCAGCTCCGTTAGCAGAAATTCCAACTGTTGCTGAGTATTCAGATGAGTTTGTTGAGTTTATGGCCTGGCTGTGGACAGAGGGGTGTGTGTCTGGTAAAACTAACAATTCCGTTTACGTTTCACAATGTCGAGATAAAAATCCTGAGAACTGTATAAGGATCGAAAGAGCGCTCAGAACTTTGCTGGGAGATCCTTCTGATAAACTTATCGGAGGAAGAGTGAAGCGTGATGCTGCTTGGGCTATTAGGGAGCGGAAAACAAGAAGTGAGAACCAGTATAGGCTTAATGTATCGGCTTCTAAACCGTTTCTTGATCTTCTGGATGATGAAAAAAACAAGGTGATTTCTTTTGACTTTATCCATAGTTTGACCATATCTCAGCTAGAGCTTTTTATCAAGGTCTCTATGATGGCAGATGGCAATAATGTTGTTAGGAGATCTGGTGATGCAATTAAACAAAGCTTTGAAGCTCGTCTAGACGCAATTGAATTAGCCTGTATACTTCTTGGGAAGAAGACCAACAGAACAGTTTCCTGGGACCCAAAAACCAACAAGCCGATTTATATTTTGAGCTTTAGCGACAAAACAGAGATGTGGTTTACTGATATCAAACCAAGAGAGGAGAAATATACCGGGGTAGTCTGGTGCCCTACAACACCCAACGAAACCTGGCTAGCAAAAAGAAGAGGGACTGTATATTACACAGGTAACAGCAATCCCAATCTACTTGATACAGTATTCAACGGTGTAGTCACGGAGGTGCAAACTGGTGAGGTAATGACTATTGTTGCTCAATCAGATGCTATTGAGCTTAGTGCAATGGTTAATTCTACTAACAAGGAGGGCCACACTGGAAAGATTGACGGTTGCTTCTCTGCCAATGCGCCATTGAATTTGTGGGGTGGTGGGACTGTTACTATTGGAAAGGTAGTAAAGAATAAGCTCACTCCTACATTAATCGGGAGAAACGACAGTGGAGAGTTAGTCCCTTCTCGGGTTACGGATTGGTTTGATAATGGCACCAAGGATAACTGGCTGGACATAACATATAACTTTAACTGGAAGGGTATAGGGGGGAGCCACAATCCAGTAGTTATGCGTGTTACTTCAAACCATGAAATCCCCATCAATGGAAAGTATCGTCCTGCTGGGGATGCTAAGCCTGGAGATTTCGTAAGTAGGGCTTCATACGAAATTAATGATGCGAGTAGGCATTTTATTAAGTCTGCCCTTTTGGGGGATGGTTGTGTCGTATTCAACGGGTCAGGTGGCAAGTTCCGAGAAAGGCACTCCAAGAAGCAGGAGACATATGCAGACTACGTAGCTGAGTGTTTGGGGGATATATTCTTATCAAAGAATGACATCATTACCGGGTATGGATCTCAAGGTGTTGATGTTGACTCGAAGACTTCTGAGTGCTTGGCTGCGATTAGAAACGAATGGTACTTTGAGGGTGTGAAGTCACTCCCCGAAGATTTGTCTTGGGTTGACGACTTTGCTGTAGCGAAGTGGTATATGGATGATGGGTCTCGTGTAAAAAGGGTGTTTATAGACACTGCAACTTTTGCAACTAATGCTTTCACTTGGGATGATTGTGAGCGGCTAGTAAAGATTTTGTGGGACAGGTACAAGGTGGAAGCCTGCGTATTTGATTCTAAGGGTCCGAATATTAGGGTTAAGGCTGGTGACAGAATTGGCATTCATGCTTTTTGGTCTGCTATAGCCCCTCACATTGAGCCGTCTATGCGATATAAGTTGCCCCATGAGTATAGAGATGTGGAGTTTGTCCCATACCCTAAGGCTGAGAAGGTTTGGATTTCTCGGGATTTGGAGGTCTTAGGCGTAGACCGAGTTGGGGTTATTGAGGGAGATAATCGTAGAAGTTTCCCCAGTGGACGTAAGGGGTTTGATGTTTCTACGGAAACCCACAATTATCACGCTTGGAGCGTGCTTGTCCATAATTCGATGGTTGGTCTTTATATGTCGGAACCACGTGATTTAATGATAACCCTTTTGACTCAAGGAAGCACTACAGTTCGTCAAACAATTGCGCATGCTACTCAGGGAGAGATATTTTCTGAAAACAGATACGGAATCAGACACTTTGGTTCGATGTTTTACGAACCTCTTGACGGCGAAGAGCGAGACAAGGTTGGTAGAAATAAAAATCGTCTCTCCTCAATAATTGCGAGAGTAAGTGAAGACCCAGATTCTACTGGTGAAGTGCTTGGCATGACGAGTATGGCTATGTTCGATGTTATGAACGCAGCTTGGACGAATTTAGCTGCAAAGCGTGATTATGAAGTATTCAAACGTAATATCTATCCAGGGAATGGGACAGGAGTAGCTCAGTTCGTTGGTGGTGATCTAGGTGAGTATGGATTATCAACAGCTATCGACAATACGGCATCAATGCGTCCAGGTAACGGAGTAAATGATCCGTCTGTGCAATTTAATATTCCCGGGGGTGGTCAAGCTGCACTTGACGCGGCTGTTCAATTACAGCAGGCGCCCGATCCAGAAACAGATATAGCAATGAGTATTTCTCGAACATTAAGCGCAACTATGGTTGGATTAACGTTCGGTACAGGGGCTGTAGCGGGGAGAATGACTATTTCAGGAAGCGCAGGTCAGCGTTATCGTAGCCAAGAATTGCCTTATGCTAATACATCGAGTGCTATAGGGGGTGGTAGAACCCATAACATGTTACGCCAGATGGGCGTGATGACGAGACAAGAAGATGAAGATGGCCCGTTTGATGAGGTAGCATTTAGAGCTCAGACATACATGAAGACAGTTTGGGATCTTTTTCAGATTTGTGCTGCCCTTCTGCCGGACTATATCGTTGCAGTTCGCCCCTTTGAAGATAGGTCTACGATATTTTATGGTAAACCTCATTGGCTTTATACTTCTGGACTAATTCCTCTGACTACGGGTTTACCAGAAGCAGAAGCGCCTAAGATACAGGCTCCAGACGAAGAGCTTCTGCGTATATGGGAACGGATAGAGACAACACTTGCAAAGCGGGATAACTTAGAGTCTTTTGAGGAATACTTCAGTGGAATCGACGACTGGCAGCCTAGTAATGATCCATATACGTCCACTTCAGATCTGACTTGGGATGGTAATGCCAGCGGAGTTAATCTCGCTGCCAGAGCTGCATTGGCAGCAGGTTTTACGGGAGAAGATGCAGTAGTTGCAGTTGCAATTGCTGGTGCAGAGAGTAATTGGAATCCTGCCCTCAACAACAGTACAACGACTGCTACGGGGCTTTGGCAGATAATGTATTCGATCTGGGGCGACATAATGGGCGCTACCCAGCGAAACGATTTACATGATCCGTTCCTTAATGCTCGTGCTGCGAAGATGATTACACAGCAGCCACTTGCACAGAGTGAAGGTAAATGGAGTGATTGGGCTGTTCATCCAGACTCTATATCTCGTAATTTTCACACTCCGAATAATACACACACACGCCATATGGCCGCAGCCCGAGCTGCTGTTAATCAAGAATTGGCATCTGCTAGTAGTAGCACCCTGAGTCAGAGTGATCAAGCATCAGCAGACAGATACACAGCTCAGGCAGAAGCTTTTGATGCAAGTGGCAGCAATATGCGTGAGTATGACGAAGGTTACAATGATGACGGAATAGCTGTTTCAACTGATGGTGATGATCAGATCGCAGAAAGAATATATGGTCATAATCGAGATGAAGACGAGGCAGAGCAGATTTGGGAAGAGGTCAAAACTTTCTTTGCTACTGACTCCGAAACAGAACGTACATTTCTGCGTGCTAAACAAATGGAAGACCTTAGTGAATCTGAGCGTCAGGAGATTAAAAGACAGGTTTTTGATCAAGTTGTTGAAAATTTCATTAATTTCATGTATGAGAACCCTTATTCAAGGGCATGGGTTGTTAAGATAACAAACAAACGAGCTGGCGGTTTTGTTCTAAGGAATATTGACAGAGTCCGTGGTTTTGTTGTTGACATAGCATCCAACATATTAGGCTTTGGTGGAGATGATGAACCAAGTCAGGCAGATCAGGCTGGACGGATATGGGAGTTTGGTTCTCTGTATGAATGTTTCTCACTGTACATCAGCTATGGAGATCAGGCCGCCATTGAATATATGAAGAATAATCATGGTGATGGTCGTGATCAGTCGAATATAATCGCTCGCATATTTGAGGAGACTGCTGCCGGCTTATTGAAGACCTGGGAAAGCGTTATGGACTTCGGTAAGAGGGCTTTGTCGGCGGTTGGGGGTATTGCTACTGGACTAATACAGTTCATCAGATTGCAAATGATGCAACTAACCAGCGGAATGTCTATGGCCTCTAATATGCAGAGACAAACAAATGCTTTGAATCGAATCTTTAATGATTCTATATACTACTCTGCGGGAAGAGACGAAGAGGGCCGCGTAGTAAATCCAATGCTGTATTATGCAGATAATTGTTTAGCGGGCGATACGGAAGTTGAGACTTGGGACGGCACACGTACGATTAAAGAACTAACAGGGACTACACCCAGATTACTTTCTTCGAACGGTTGGGTAGAATCAGAAGTCAAGTCGTTTGGTGTACAGAAATTGTTCAAGCTGACTATATCTCGTGCCGGAGTTCAGAAGGAAATAAAGGCGACGGCAGATCATCGATGGTTCGTTGATTTAGGAGGGAATGGCAAAGATTATCGTAAGGAGAGGGTTACGAAGGACCTCCTTCCGGGAAATAGGCTTACAGTTGCGAAGAACGAGAGGGGAAGGTCTGAACTTCCGAAGCCTTCTCAGTTTGGTATAGCACAAGGTTTCGTGATGGGGGATGGTTGGATCGACGGAGACAAAACAGATGTCACACTGTGGGGAGAGAAGGATGCTGTACTCATGCCTTATTTCTCTCTCTGCGAGAGGCTACAAGTTTATTCCAAGCAGGGTTTTCCCGGAGTGAAGATACGCAATCTGCCTAGAAGCTGGAAAGAACTACCGAGTTTGGACGAGTCGAAGAGTCATCTGTACGGTTTTCTTGTTGGTTATTTTGCGGCAGATGGGTGCGTCTCTGAGAATGGGACGGTTACGTTTGGACAAAGCAAACGTGAGCGGGTCGAGTTCTTCAGGCTTGTATGCCTAAGGTTGGGCATCCTGGCGTATGAAGTTCGAGAATCCCGGAGAGAGAGCGAGCCGTTCTACTCGATAACCCTGCCTGGAGAGACTCTATCTGAGGAGTTTTTTCTAATAGATCAACATCGCAGGAGATTCGTCGTAAAAGACAAGAAGAGCAAGATGAGACGCTGGTCTGTTGTTTCGGTTGAGGAAACTGAAGAGTTCGCAGAAGTATATTGCGCTGTAGTTCCGAAGTGGCACAACTTCTCACTGGTGGGCAACCTTCTTACAGGAAATTGTTTTACACGTGAGTATTCAGAGCCTGTTGTGGAAGTTCGAGAACCATTCCAGAGGTTGCATACTCTAGGTTCGTTTCAGCATATTCTTAATAATTCAATTATCGAGACTATTGATGATGTAGCCAGTGTGATCACTGCTATATCTAATGGTCAGAATCCTGTTACAGTTCATTTTGATAAGGCTGCACCTTCTGAGAAGCAGGTTGAAAAGATAGTTGATACTGGTCTATTTTACGATCATCCGAAGGGGTGGCTTGGGCTTAAGAAAGTCTTTAGCCCTATTGAGACAAAAAGATGGATTAATCAAACTAGTGGCAAATCCGGAGATGGCACCAACATGGAGACAACTGCCAAGAGAGTTGCTCTAAAACATCTGAAAGATAATCTACAAAATATCTATCAAGGTGAATTGACAATACTCGGTAACTCTTCTATACGTCCTCACGATCTGGTGTATATGGGTGATGTCTATTGTCAACCTCCAGGGACTATGGTGAAAGTTGTTCACCAAGGCGGAAACCGTTGGGGCGAATCGACCACAGAAGATGTCCCCATTGAATTACTGCAAGAGGGTCAGAAAGTTCTTTCTATGGACATAGCCAAAAGCCATATCCATAAACGCGGAAAAGAAATTACTGGCATTTCAGTTAACCATTACGATGGCGAGCTTGTTAGGGCGTCAACTGAATCAGGTAAGTCGTCTAGGTACACACCTGGTCACCGTTGTGTTGTGCGATTTAAAGGACAGATGTCTTCGGTAGCTAAAATATCCGAGGTATATGCAGTCAACCTTGTTGATGGTATGGTCATGCGGGATGAATTTGGCAATTGGGAGACAATAAGTGTCTCTCATGAACCCTACTCCGGTCCGGTGTATTCCATGGATGTGGAGGATGATAAAACTTACCTTGCAGATGGATTGTTTACTCACAACTCAAGAATGTATGGCTTTTTTGAGGTCCAGCAAGTTATCCATCATTTAACACCAGAAACTGGTTTTGTAACAAGTGTCACTCCAAATGCTTGTGTTTCTATTAATGATCCTGCTCGATTTATGATGATAGCTCGAAGCAAGAAAAATGCCGATATAGCAGCATTACGAGAACATATGCGCCAACAATTTAAAGTCTTTGCTGACGACCAAGATGTGCAAAGTATCGGTTCTGAAATGCCTAGTATGACTCAATATAGTCTAGATGATGTTGTCAATCAGGCTTCGGTGCAGATAGAAAATAGCCTCCAATATACCGGGGGTAATACTGCGGTTATAAAGTCTCTAGCAGGGCTAGCTGGAGCTGGTGCTATTGTTGGCGCGACTCTGGGTCCGGCCGGTATGGCTTTAGGGGGCTTTTTTGGATGGAAGGGCTGGAAATGGGTGCGTGACAACCTACTAGACCAGCAAGGTGCATGGATTCAATACTTAACACACAATGGTCGCCCAATGGATGCTGGGCTTTCTTACAACTCAAGTGTCGCAGTTGGTCATCAGCACACTCGTAGTCTTGTTATCAAGGGGCTTAAGCTTGGAGAGGTACCCCTATTGGGTAGCGATGGCAATCCGACTATTAGGACGCAGGATGTTTTGCCTGCATTGCGGTGGGATGAAACTGGGCCAAGTGCACAGGCGCAGGCAGTGAGTCTCTTTGTTGATAGAACTAATGCAGAAGTTAGGCGTATTGCTGGTAGAGAAACACTGCCTGGCGGTTTTGATGTAGAAGCTTATTGGATTCGCATCACTCGTGTTACAGACGGTGACACATTTTATTTCGATGTCATTGGTCAGCAGCGATATGGAGAATATTCTTCGAGTAACGCAGTATTGGGTAATGGAAAATTGCGTCCTGCAGGTGTTGATGCACCTGAAGACGAGTACAAAAGCAGAACAACAGAAGAAAGATCTACTATCTATGCAAATGATCCAGGCGTAAGAGCCACGGAGTTCGCTAGAAGCCTATTGATGCCCGATGGTATCAGTACTAAAGTAGCAGTAAGGATAGATCAATCTAATCGAATAGATAAGTTTGATCGTACATTAGGTTACATTTTCCATCGTGCACCTGAAGGTATTATAGGGGATGACAGAAAAGACTTTCTCCTGAGTGCGGCAACTCGCATTCCCCCTGTTAGCTATGATTCGTACATGCCCGATGGTCAGCCTTACACATTTGATTGGGAGATGATTGCATCTGGACACGGAAAAGTCTTTACTAATGATATGAAGCGTGATCAGGCTGGTCGCGGAGTTTCTGGTAGACAGCAGTCAAATATTGACACACCGTGGAGTCAGTGATGAGAAATTACAAACTAGATAATAAGGTTCAGCAAGAAATTGCTACTGCTAATCTTCGGGGTTCGCAACCTGGTTACGGCATTATTATGGAGTATAGTTCCACCGACAATACAGCGACTGTACTTTTAGCTCAGCCCGGATCTGATATACCGGGAGAGTTCTACGCAAATGTCCCCTGTCCAACCACTTTTGGTGTGCAATCAGTTGCACCTGGAATTGGAAGGCCATGTTGGGTTTCGTTTAGGGATGGACTTCAATCTTCACCTATGATAACGCATTACTTTCACCATTCGTATGAAGAAAACGAATACGATGCTCAGTACTACGCCAAAAATCAAACCCCTCGATTTATGCTGGAGATGTAAATGCCAGATACCCCAACGTTTGACACCCCTATTGATATAATTGATAGACAGGATAAATACAGTGGTAGAGAAGTCGGATTAACTCATCCTGATGTGCCAGGGTTTATACGTATACGTGACAATGGTGATATTGAGATAGTTGCTGGAGAGGGATTGGCTATCTTGATGCATCCAAGCAATGGTACTATTACTTTTGTTGCAGATCACATTAATTTTATGACACGAGGAGAAGGCGGATTGCGTTGGAATAAGATTCTTTTCAACGACAGAGCCACAACTTTTAATGAGCCCACATTTATCGCCAGGGACGATACAGAACAGGATGTTTACAGCCCCTATGAAGGCATTGAAGTATTCCTGAGAGATATGGAGGATGGAAATAAAGTTGCCTGGGTCCGTGATGAACAAGGTAACAAGATGACACTAGAAGATTATACGCAGTTGATGAAAGATCAGTCTGAGGACGAGAAGGAAGAAGATGTTATGCCTAGTGACTTCTTCGAGCATCCGCCCCCAGGTTATTTTGCAGAATAAGAGGCATTATGAGCGACTTTAATATTTCCCCGAGAGATCAGTTACGTGATCCGGGAAAAATATTTGAAGAGATGACAAAACATACCCCCACTGGTTTGACAACGAGTCGCCATAAACAGGGGCGTAATCCGATGAGTATTACTATGTTTAATCTTAGTGAGATACTCATGCGTACACCAGCTTATGATTCTCCTGAGAATTCATTGGGGCGTTTCGAGAGTATAGTCAGCGGTGTTCTAGGTTCTTTCTGGGATACAGAAAATATGCCAGGGCTAGAAAAACTTCTTCCTTCAGATTTAGTAGATTTGTTAAATGCTGCTAATCCCGATGGTTTTGGGAGCGATGGCAGCGAAGAGGGCGGTTCTGGCGAATTTGATTTAGGCTATATAGATAGTCGAAATATCACTCCCTCCACCAAGCCTTTGAACCTGAGTTCTGGCACTAAACCTGTTGCTCGTTTCGGTGCGCAAATAGCGCGTGAGATGTTGGGTTTTGGGGGTACTATTGGAGGGTATTCATATAGAGGAGCCAACAGTACTAGTGACCATCAAAGGGGATACGCATTAGATTTGATGGTCTCAAGCGGCAAGGCTACAGGCCAAAAAAAACAAATGGGAGATCTGATTGCCTCTTTCTTTATTCATAATCGAACAGCATTACGAGTAAAGTATGTTATCTGGTTTGATGAGATAGCGAGTTCTAGGCAGGATTGGGCATGGAGAAGATATGATAGGGGTTTTGAGAAGGGCGGCACAACTTGGCGACACCAGGACCATCCTCATGTAAGTTTCTTGGATGGTCCGGCTCCGAATAGTCCTGACCTTAAATGGCCACCTGGAGTGATAACTGGTAGTCGTCCGATAAACAATGGGTCTATGATAGTAATGTAAAGGTGATAGAGAAAAATGGATTTATATTTTACAGAAGAGGGAGACATCACAGTATCCCCTAGTGGTGATATTGCTCTTTCAGACACGCCATGGCGAGATGACGTTCAGCAGGCCTACATAAGAGTTATGACTGATGAAGGTGATTATTTGTTGTATCCAGAACTCGGTGCTTCTTTGTCATCCCTTTATGGGTTGCCACAATCTCCCGATACCGGTGAATACGGAGAACAGTTGATTAAGTTAGCGCTTAAGCGTGAAGGAAGATTCGCCGGTAAACCATTCGATGTACGCGCAGTACCCGTGGGTCCTCAGGCAATAAGGTTTGATGTGGATATTACATCAGGTAGCAGAGAAGCAATCAGGTTGTCGGTTGAGCAAGACCTCGGACTTAACTAAGGAGAAGTTTAATGGCTATTTTTGAAACCAAAGAAAAGTCTGAGTTACTGCGACTTTCTTTGCAGAAACTGCAGAGGAAAACTCCTATTTCCTCCATTGGGCCCGGTTCGGTTGCTCGTGCATTGGCGGAGACTATTGTCAATGAGCTTGGTGATTTTTACACCATTATGGACTACAACACCTCGATGAGCTTGATATCTTCTGCGCAAGGTCGGGCACTTGATTTGATGGGGAAGCTTTATAGTATTGAGCGTAAGCAGTTGGGCCAGTCAGCTACGTTGGAGCAACAGATAGGTTCATTCTATTTTTATATTGACACATCTCACGATCAGGATATATCAATTCCACAAGGAACTACAGTTTTCACTGATGCAAATAATTTCATTGGTGCACAATATACATACAGCACTATTGCGGATGTCACGATACGCGCTGGTCGTCTTCGGGTTTTTGTTGGCATTGCCCCCGAGTTTTCGGACTCCGTTTATACAGCTGGTGCTGATACTATAACTCAGCACAATGTCCCCCCAGTTGATGGACAACCTTTACTCAAATGCACCAACCCTAAGACCATAGCTCCTCAAATAGGATACGAGACGGACGATAATTACCGTAGTCGTATTATAAAAGAGGTGCGTAGGTCTGCAGGAGGCACAACAGAAGCATTACGTTTCAGTGGCCTTGCAGTTCCAGGAGTCAGGGAAGTCTCAATCAGAAATACACCCTATGGATTGGGTTCAGTTGAAGCACTGGTTGTTCCCGAGGAGAGAGCTATTGCTGAGAGGGTGGTCGGCGACTCCATTAAGGCAATGATTAAGATCAGGCCTGCTGGAGTGAAGCTTTATGTTCGTGAACCTGACTATACACCAATGGATGTGTATGCTAGTATAGTATTAGGTACTGTAATTAATGACAATACGGGGGTGACACGAAGAGGAGAGATTGGTATAATTAGGTACCTCAATCGTCTACTACCAGGAAAGCAATTCGTGTTCAATCAATTGATTCAATCTATACTAGATTCTTCAGATGTGATCAAGGACGTTAATATCGAGACATTGCGAGCGGATGGGATTGAGATATTGCGTCGTAATTATTCACCAGAAACGGACCAGCAGATAATCCCTGGAGATATACAAGTTAAGATTGCTACGTCCTCGATAACCTGATAGGAGATTGCATGCGTACATGTGCAGCGCCAGAATGTGGTAATCAATTTGAACCATCAGTTCACAATCAAGCCTATTGCGATCAACAGTGTAAGCGTGATGCAGAGAATATTCGCCGTAGACGTGATTTGGCTAAAGATGTAGCGGCTGCTTTAGCTCCTTCATATGGGATAGAATCCGAGGAAGAGGTTGAAGAGCAATTAGATTTTCTCCGTAAAGAAAATCGTAGATTACAGAACTTGTACATGAAGCATAAGCATAACTCGATGGAACAAATAAGCGCCGTATATCAAGCCGCCCACGATGCTATGAGCTCTATAGATATTAAGCCCGTTAGTCCACCGAAACTTCGTTCAAAAGTAGGAGAGGAGGAGGTAGCAAATCCGGTGCTAGCCGACTGGCAATGTCTAGATGGGGACACAGTTGTGTTCCGTCGAGATGGTTCTGCTGTTCGGATCCAGAACCATGAAGATGCTTGGCTGGCAGGAAAGAAATACGTTTCCCGTTACGTTACCTTTGGCGGATACGAGGTTGTCGCTAGTGGGGATCATCCAATATTCACTCGCGATGGCTGGAAGCACGCAGAGGAACTCCAGGTCGGTGACGATATCGCAACTTTGAGCGAATGGGATATGTGGGGAGATAGTTTTGAAGGAGATTTAAATACTGCCACCTTTTTGGGGTACATGTCAACTGATGGTTCGTTCACTAAGGGGCAGTCAGCAAAATTTACGAACAATAATGAGCAATATCACCAGGAAATGGAGCAGGTGACTGGTAAACTTTTCCGCATAACCCCAAAGAGGTACAGTAAGGGGCGTGGGTTTGATCTGCTCTTGACTTCTCCGGGGAGCAAAAACGAATGTTTGGAGTTCTTGCGTTCACTTGAATGGGAAGACAAGTTTCCGACTATGGTATTCTCCTTTTCTAGGGAAGCTGCTGCTAGATTTGTCAATCGTTCGTTTGCAGGGGATGGGTGCATTACGACACGAGGTGAACGCAAGCAAGTGTCTATTGAGTTAGCTGTTGGTACCAGCGAAGTTCATGCGCACTATATGCAGGCTCTTCTTCTTAAATTTGGTATTCCATCTCGGATTCAGAGGGAGTGGCATAAGCTTTCGAAATCAACCTTTTTTCGGCTTTGTATAGCCAACTCCCGTGATGTGATTAATCGTTTCTTCGATGAGTTCGGACTCATTTACGGAAAAGAAGAGGCTAGTCTTCGTGCTCTAGAGTATAATTCAGGAATCGGCACAGCTACGAATCCGGTCCGTACTGATGCGCTTGAAGGTGATGATGGTGAAGTATTGTCCTGGTCTAGGATTCGGAAGATTGAGTCCCTGGGAGAACGTGACGTGTATGATGTCGAATATCCAGATAAGCACTGGTTTATTGCTCAGGGAGTAAAAGTACACAACTGTGGTAAGAAAACGATTTCGTATAACTCAGACGTCTGTGCGGATAGGGTAGAACTTTTTGCTGATGAGGTTAATAAGATAACCGAAATGCAGCGCAGTGATCATCCTGTTCGCAAAGCTCATATTTATGCCCTAGGTGATATGGTCGAAGGTGAGGACATTTTCCCCGGTCAGACTTTCGAGATTGATGCAAGTCTCTATCAACAGATAATTTCTGGTGTGGAGATATTGTCAGATTTTATTCGGCGTATGCTTTCTATGTTTGAGACGGTGCACTTTGCGGGTGTTATTGGCAATCATGGTTTGATATCATCTCGTAATCGTTCCAACTATAATCCTGAAACAAATATGGATAGATTGCTATACAAGTTTGTGACCATGCTTTTTGCTGATGAGCCGAGAATTACCTTCAATATCCCAGAAGGTCCAGGTGAAAGTAACTTTTACGCAGTGGACTATATTGGAGATTACGGCACTCTACTTATGCACGGAGATCAGTTAAGTCAACCAACCTCTGCACACAGTTATTACAAGAAGGTTCTTGGCTGGAAAGATACTGGTATAGTAGAACGTTTTGATGACGTTTTTTG